TTAGTAGGCGTCGGGGGGCGGTGGCGGCACGCTGCTACGCCGCCGCCAGTCGTCGCGTGCGCTGATCCACATGCCGAGACCGAGCACGAGGCCGACGAGGCCGACGATGATGAGGATCACGCCCACCACCTGCAGGTCCACGCCCGCGACACTTGCGGTCACGGCAAACTTGAGGATCGCGCCCACTGCGATGAGGAAGAGGCTTGTACCGATCGTCATGGCCCGCATCGTGCCCGCGCATCACGTTCGCCAACCGGCGAATGCGTCCATGCCGCTGGACGGAGAGCTTCGATGCGGGTTCGCGGCGATGGCGACGGCGGGCGGGGGTAGGATCCAAAGACTGAGCGGCCGCGCGCCGAGCGCTCAAGCGGCCGCAGTCCGGTGCCGATGGAGAACGAGCGGATGTCCACGCAGGAGCAAACGCCCGAGCAGGTCGACGAGCTCGCGCGCAAGCGCGCCGAGCGCGAGTCGCTGGCCGAGCCTGAGCTGCGCGAGAGAGTGCGCCAGGAGGCGCGCCGCACGTCCCGTCGCGTCGCAGCTGCCGAGCGCGCCCGCCGCCGCGCCGGCACCTCGCTTCCGCCAACGCCGCCCGGTGGCGGCACCAGCGGCGCCGCCTGAGCAGAGGGAGCGGGTGCCGACGGCACCGCGACATGCCCGACGGCTTCCACGACGGCGCTCTCCTGATTAGCAGGGGATTTCTTTCCCCCTAACGCTCGATAATCGATCGACGGTCCCCCTGCTATTCTGTGGCCACGAGCGCCCCGACGCCGGCTCGTTTTTCCTGCTAGAGAGCAGCCGGCATCGTGGGCGCTCTGCCTTTGCGCGACCTACTCGTCGTCCCCCTGCGAGGGGGGACGGTCCCCGCTCCGTGTACGGCCGTAGAGGAACGCGAGGACCAGCCCGGCGACCTCGAACACGAGCAGGCCGAAGCCGTAGAGCGACTTGCCGTCCAGCGCCAGCACGACCCCGCCGAGCGCGATCACGAGCACGATCGCGGTCGCGGCGGCAAGCTGCCAGCGCTGGTACTCGGCGAACCGATGGAAGCTTGTCTGGTCGAACGCAGCGGACTGGCGCAGCAGCTCGCGAGCGTTCTCCCGCTCAGCGATGTAGTCGTCGACGAGCGCCTTCGTAACGCCCGGGTAGTGCTCCTCCGCCGCGTCGAGCCAGTCCTTCGCCGGCAGCGGACCGGTGGTGCGCTCCATCGCGACGAGGATCGCTCCTAAGCCAGGTTGCTGCACCCCAGCTGGATCGCCGCTTTCTGCCGGTTCCATTCCCGGCACACCGCGTTCGGGCAGGTCGAGCGCGTCGCCGACGGCGAGTCGCTCGGGATCCTCTCTGGGCATGGCCTAGTTCCGGATCGCCAGCTCGCGCTGCTCGCGCATACGCGCCTCAAGCAGCTGCGCCTGCTCTGCACGACGACGCACGATGAGCGCGGCGAGCGGCTTAGGCCGACGCATCGGCGCCCCAAGGTCGATCAGTCCAGCGAGCGCGCCGAAGAAGCCCACGCGGTCAGCCGGCCAGCCGAGCGCCCGCGCCACCTCTGCGCCCCGCTCGATGTCCGCATTGCGTGCAGCAGTCGCCACGCACACAGAGTACCGCTCGCTCAAGTCCGCCGGTGCAACGGAGATCTCACTCACTCGAATCCTCCAGGGTGTGCTCTCTTGTCTACCGCCAACAGTCCTCCGACTCCACATGAAGCTATCGCCGCGTGCGGTCGTGCCTGCGTGAACACGTGCCGCGCCGCGCGATCTCAAGCGCCGACTCGATGACATCTCGCTGCGCAGCGACGCGCGCCGCGTCGCGCTCGGCCGCCGACTGCGCTTCCTCGGCTGCTCTGCGCTCTCGCTCACGCACCTGCGCGTGATGTCGCAGGAGCCATCCAGACTCCTTTGTAAGCATCCAGTCGCACGCTTCTCGTACTAGAGCCGAACGGGATGGCGACCTACCGCGACGGTGGGTGATGATCGCATCCAGATCCGCGAGGACGTCTGCTTCGAGCAGCACTTCAACTCGCACGCGCCGACCACGGTCGCCAGTCAGCTTGTGCACGTCCACGCCTCTGATTCGAGCACGTCTTCCACAAGCGCTCCGAGATCGACCTCCACCTCTTGCATGAGGCCGTCGGCGAGGACCAGCCCTGCTTCCGCAGCTGTCGCTCGTAGGCGGTATCTCGTGCGTCGCGAGCCTTGCTGCACGCCGGCTGCCTCCAGCAGCAGGAACCCGGCGACTGCGCGCGCTTGTCCCGGCGTCAGCTCGCCTGTCTCGATCAGCTCGCCGATGCGCTCGGCGAGCACCAGCGGCCCAGCCACCTTCACTCCCTTCGTCGCGCGCCAGAGCGGAAGGAACCGCCGACGCCAGGTGTTGCGTACGTACTCGACGGTCAGCTCCTCAACGGACCGGCGCGCGCCGGCGTCATAGCGGCGCTGATCCTCGAGACGCACGAGCGCGCCTGGGCGCGCCATGCCAGCCTCGACGCCCTTGTCATAGACCCGGCCCAAGATGCGTCTTCCCCGCCGCCCGTGAAGCTCGACCGTCTCCACGCGCCCGCCGCCGACTGCTCGCCGTACCACCGTCTGCACCCCGCCTATCTGAACTGCCGCGATCCCAGCGAGCAGCGCAAGGCCCTCGCCAGCCGAACCATTCGGAACGTCGGCGGTGGCATCGAGCCGCCGCACCCCGTTGTCCCATTGCTCAGACAGTTCGGCACCAATCAGCTCGCCTACAGACCCACGCAGCCGCTCATGGACGGCGACCAGCTCATTGGGGGAGGCGAGCCCATCTGATCGGGGGTGCCCCTCGGCCGCCAGCAGCTGCGCGTCGGCGAACCACATCACCCGGTGCCCGTCCGCCAGGTCGCGGAGCACTTGCGCCCGGTAGCCCTCGCGGGGCGCGAGGGCGCGAATCGCCTTGTCAGCCTCCGAGCCCTCCGGCAGTCGCCAGCAGACCGACCACGTATCCACGCCGGCCGCCCGTAACGGTCGTCCCGGCGCAGCGCTTGGGAGCGCTCTCCGCGTCTTTGGACCGAGCCAGGAGGGCGGGACCACCCCGGCGTCCTGTATGTCAGCAAGCGAGCCCGCCCGGGCGTGCTCGCGCACGCGCTGCCACTCCTCACGCACCTCACGGTCACGGACCCGCGCCTGCTCGCGATCCCAGCACGCCACCAGCTCCTCCAACGTCGGGTCGCTCCGGCGCGGCCACTCGGGCCGGAAGTCAGGTGGCGGCTTCAGCTGCACCCGCGAGCCCTCCGGGGTGTGCCATCTATGGCACTCAATCGGCTGTTAGAAGGGCCGCGCCTCCTGGACCCGCGTCCGGCGCGGCGGCGAGCACGGGCGAGCCGCTCGGGTGCCGGCTCCTCCGTCGCCGGCACCACTGCGCGGCCAGCCTCTGCAACGCCGAGCGCGCGCGGACCCATGGGCCCGGTCGGCCGAAGGCCGCTGTAGCTCCGTTCCGCTGAACCTGTCAAGGGGCACCGGCCTGCGGCCGGCGAGCCGCTGACGCGGTGCCCCTTGACAGGTCGCTCCACTTCGCTGGATCGCAGGGAACGGGGCGGGAGGACCCGCCCCGCGCCAGCTGCTCGGGCGCTCGACGCACGGCGTTTACCGGTGCTGCACCGTCCGGCGCTCCGCCTCGACCTCGACGTACGTCGTCATCAGCTCCGGCAGGCTGAGGCGCAAGCCACGACTCACGCGCAGGAGCGTTGCGAACGTCGGGTTGATCTCGCCGCGCTCGATCGCGCCGACGTAGTTGCGGTGCAGGCCGCTCATGAAGCCAAGCTCTTCTTGGCTGAGCCCGCGAAGCGCACGCTTGTACTTGACGGCCCGTCCCAGAGCTTTCTGTTCGGGCACATCACGGATGTGGGATATAGGCTGGCGGTGCATGGGAGGTAACGCTCCTGTGCCGGGCCGGGGGCGTTCGCAGGAGGTCGCACTCCTGTGCGCGTCGCCCGGCCACCTCTTCGGGTGACCAACCGACGTGCCCCTGGCTGTTGGATGTGGTTCTCACGCGGCGGATTCCTCCGCCGCAGCGTCGTCTTCGGCCGTTGGCTTCGGAAGCCAGATCAGGTTCTCTGCTCCCGAGTTCTCGCCGACCGCATGGACGACCTGATGCGTGTTGTAGAGCCCCGCGACGCGGCGGGAGAGGGTGAAGACCTCCTTTCTCATGGGGCGGGCGGTGCGGACGCCATGCCAGGCCCAGAGGGCCAGGAACAAGTTGAATGGCGCGAGCGGCATGCCGGCGACGCGGAAGCGTTTGAGGTTGCGCAGCCGGACTTCGTACTCGGCGAGTTCGCGCACCTGCTTGTCAACGAGCTCGGCTTGCTGGGCGATGAGGAGCACGTCCCAGCCGAGCTTGCGGTGCTGTTGGAAGAATCGGTTGGTGCGCTTGCGTGCCTCTCTGTCCTCTGACCACGAGCGCGCGTCGAGGAACTCGCCGGCCTCATCCAGGACGGCGACGCCGCGGCCTTCGAGCGCCTTTTCGTAGCCGGCGGTTGAGAGGCGCACGCGTGCGAGGTCGTCCACGGTCTCGACGTAGACGAGGCGTGAGCGCCACAGCGCGATCCGGCGTCGCCGCAGCGAACGAGAGGCGCGCAGGAGGGGGGAGCCTCTGGCGATGCGCTCCGCCCAATCGTCGGCCAGCACGACGTTGGTCGCGACCATCTTGCCGGTGAGCACGGCGTGCTCGATCTTGCGGCAGGTGTAGAGCGTCTTGCCGCTCCCGGGGGTCCCAGTGACGAGCGCGATCATCCGCGCCTCCGCACAAGCATCGCGAGTCCAAGAAGGAGCGCAGCAAGTCCGAGCAGGGTCGGGTGGTGCACGAAACGGGCGGTGCGGAGCAGCTGCCACAGCACCCCGGCGTCAAGGTCGGCGGTCACAGGAGCTTCACCCACTTGAGCGCGGCTTTGATCGCCACGACGGTGATCCAGAGCGTCACGAACACGAGCAGCCCCGCGAGCAGTCCGCCGACCGGGTAGAACCACGCGAACACTTCCAGCACGCCGGACGCCGGTGGGGGCGGCGGGTCGGGCATGCCGGGGAGCAGGAGCGCGACGACGGCGGCGAGCGCGGCGATCGCGAGCACGAGCGCGTTGACGACGGTCGCGCCTGCCCACAGCACCGCCAGCAGCAGGTTCTGCAAGACGCAGAGGATCGCGTTCAGGACGCCGATCATTCCTCGCCGCCTGCGATGCCGAGCACCATCCCCATGAACGACCAGGCGAGCAGCGCGAAGCTCACGAACAGGCACATGCCGCGCCAGATCGGCATCGCGCTATCCCAGATCTCCAGGTCGATGTCGACGCCGTTCTCGGTGAACGGGAACGGGAAGTGGAAGACCGGGGCATCAGCGTCCATGACCCACGTTGAGAGCACGTCGTAGGACCACATCGGGACCGCGAACGGAAAGCGCGTCGCGAGCGGCCCGAAGTTCAGCGGGGAGAGATCGATTCTCGGCTGCACCCACGCGGCGCAGGTCCCGCCAGCGACCGGCGGCGCGTCAGAGCCGTTGACTCTGACCGTCACGTCATCGCCGCGATGCGCGCGCGTGCGTGCGCGCGGAGTCGTCTCCGGGCTGGTGACGGTGTCAGGTCCGTAGGCCGGGTCCGGTATCGCGTTGACTGCGAGGACGGGGTTCAGGCCCGCAGCGGTGATCGCCTGCCGGGCATCTTCGACGCTCGTGCCGGCGTCGATCGCCGGGACGAGCACCGGCATGTTCGCGAGCCCAGGATTGACGGTGAGCGTGACCGAGTCGTCCACGTTGATGACCGTGCCGACTCTCGGACTCGTCTTGACGACGCCGTTGGGGCCGGCGCTGATGACCGCCGCGTCGAACGTGAGCGTGAGCTTGAGGACGTTGCCGACCAGGCCGGCGTTGCGCAGGACCGTCAGACAGCCGTAATAGTCCAGGCCGTCGCAGCTCGGCATTCTCATCGTGCCGACCGCCGGCACGTTCTCCGGATCGAGCGCGTTGCCGATGAACTGAGCAGCGTCTTTGTTCTCCGGCTTGAGCAGCTCCGAGCGGGCGCTATCGCCGATGCTCGCGTCCGAGGGCATCGTGAGGTTCGTTATCGCCGTCGGCGCCTGGCCGGCGTAGTCGGTCAGCTCAGCCTTGACGTGCTTCTGCATCTGCGTCCTGGTGCGCAGCACGAACGTGCCGTAGCTCGGCGGGTCCGTGTTCGGCATGAACCACCCGTCGTTTTGGAGCGTGTCACTAGGCAGCACGTGCACGTCGACGCGCGGAATGCTCGACGCCACCGCCGAGCGAAAGTCGAGCACCGGCGACGTGCACCCGAACCCCATCCACATCGCGCACTCCTTGAGCCCGTTGAACGCGACCCACTGGTCATCCTGATGCCCGGAGCCGTTGCGCCGCCCGTAGACCCACACGCGATCCGGAGCCTCGGTGGTGCCATCGTCGGAGCTCGCCGCCCACTGACTGAGGATGGGCTTGCTCGCGACTCTCCCGTTGACCCAATCCGACGAGTACGCGCACCCGGTCGCGTTCGGAAAGTAGGTCGTGCAGAAGTACTGCGTGACCGATCGGTCAACGATCTGCGCCGGCGAAACGTAGTACCAATTCCCGTCCGCGTAGCCACTCGCCGCGACCGTCGGATCGTTCCTCGTCAAGTGAAGCCACTTCGTGTCGATCCCACGGCCGATCTTCCAGCCGACATCGAACACCGCAGCGCCCGCAGCGATAGTGCCCAGGACACCGAGCGCGGGAAGAACCCCCGCTGCGGTGCGCACCGCCATCAACTCGCCGGTCGCGTCAGCAGCGACCGTCGTCGTGCTTCTCACCAGCGCCTGCTCGGCCGTCCCCGCGTTCTTGATCAGGCCGACAACGTTGCTGTTCGGCGCGGCGCAGATCGCGCGGAAGGCGGCATCCAGCTCCGGCGACCACGTCTGTCCGCCGGTCTGCGTCGGGTACTTCACCGTGTTGTTCACACACACCGGATTGGCCGCGCTGGCCGGCGGCGCGGCCCCCGCGAGCGCGACGCCGACAAGCAGCAGCGTCGCGGCCGCGAGAGCCACCTTGCGGGTCAGCCGGTCTTGGTGACCTTCGACCACAGCTTGCGCGCGCCAGAGACGGCCGCGAACAGGACGAAGACGCCAAGCCCGGCCAGGAGCGCCGGTCTGATAGCCGTGATGGCTGGCGACGCCACATCCGCAGTCCAGTCCACGCCTGTGGTCGCATCCGCAGCAGCGAACGCGGACTGCGCGAGGAAAGCCGTGACGAACAGCGCGAGTCCGACGCTCGCCACGACGCGCTTCATGCGTGCCTTCATAGGGGAGATACACCTCCTTTCTGAGGTTGGGCTGTCGGGTCACTGGCCGGCGCATCACAGCCCCGTTACGCGCCGGAAGATCAAGAAGCCGGAGCCGAGCATCGCCGTCACCAGCAGCACGAACAGCACGACACCGACGCCGTAGAGAAAGCCGGTCGTGTCGATCGCCGTCGCGCTCAC